AATAGCTGCTTGTCACTTGAGAAAGTCTCAAAGTTCTCAATCACATGAAGAAGGTGGAAGAGTTACTCTTGATGACTTAAAAGAATCTTCAAGCATTAAACAGTTGGCTGATGTTATTATAGGTCTTGAAAGAGATGGTCAAGCTCAAGATATTGTTAAGCGTAATACAACTCTCTTAAGGGTTCTAAAGAACAGAGACTTTGGAGAGAAAGGTGAAGCCTGTGCACTTGTATACGACACAGACACAACAATTCTAGAGGAGTTAGATCCCTCAGCATATCATGGAGATGAAGGAGGTGATGGAGATGCTGATGTTTTTTAAGAGACTGTTCTGCTTTCACAGATACAGAATGTTTGCTGGAAGGTGGATAAATGGCCATTTTATTATTTACAAGGAATGTGAAAAATGTGGGAAAATTATTGAAGTTGAAAAGGATTGGTGAAGATGGTTGAAGTTGTTTTTGATATAGAAGCTGACGGGCTTTTAGAAGGTGCTACTAAGATTCATATGTGCTGTGCAAAGGTTCTGGAGACTGGTGAGACTAGAACATTTAAGACTGCAGAGGGCTTGCAAGAGTACTTTGATAAAGCTGATAAGATCATAGGACACAATATAGTTGCTTATGACCTTCCTATGCTGTCTAAGTTTTGGGATATCCATGTAAAGATGTCTAAGGTTTATGATACTTTGATAATGTCAAGACTTGAGAACTCTTCCAGGGCTAATCACAGCTTAAGAGAATGGGGAAAGACTTTAGAGTGCTATAAAGGAGATTGTGAAGACTTCTCAGAGGCTACAGAAAGTATGGAGAAGTATTGTCAACAAGATGTAGAAGTTACTTGTAAAGTTTATCAGTACTTGAAAGGAAAGCTGAAGTCTGTACCAGTTTTAACACAGCAGATAGAGCACTTTTCACAGCTTATTCTAGAGAAACAAAGACAACATGGTTTTCTATTAGACACTCAGAAGCTTTTAGATACTAAGTCAGAGCTTGATAAAGAATATTTAGAGCTTTTCCAAAAGCTTCAAGAGCTTTGCCCACCTAGACAAGTTATCTTAGATGAGTATGTACCAAAGTTTAAGAAGGATGGAGAGCTTACTGCAGTCTCTAAGCGTATTATAGAGTCTGATGAGTGTATTAAGAAAGGTGATAAGTACTTTAAAGTAGAGTACAGGACTTTTAATATTGATAGCCCTCAAGAGATAGTAGAAAGACTTGCAGGAGTATGGAAGCCTGTAGAGTTTACAAGTCATGGTCAGCCTAAAGTATCTGAAGCAAACTTAGAAACAATCCCTGATGATGCTCCTGAAGCTTTTAGAACTATTAAACAGTGTAAGATTTGTAAAAGTCGTTCAACACTATTACAATCTTATCTAGACTCTACATGGGATGGAGACTCTAGAGCTCATGGACAAGTCTTTAGCATAGGTACAAAGACTCACAGAATGTCTCATAAGAATCCTAACATGGCTAATATCCCTTCTGAGAAGTCTTACAAAGGTGATGAGTGTAGAGAGATGTTTACAGTTCCTGAAGGCTATAAACTTATTGGTTGTGATGCTGCAGGAATTCAGTTAAGGGCTCTAGCACACTATGTTAATGATCCTGTTCTAATCTCAGAAATTACTTCAGGTGATATTCATACCTATCTAGCTGAGAAAGTCTATCACTTAACTGGTAAAGACGCTAGAAGCAGAGGAAAGACTATTACATATGCAATCTTAATGGGTGCTGGTGTACCTAAGATAGCTTCTTTAGCTGGTACAGACTATCAAGGTGGTAAAGAGATTATGAAGTCTATAGCAGATATGATACATGGTTGGGATGCTTTTCAAAAGCATATAGCTTTAAGAGCTAGGATAGGGTATTTCAATGCTATTGATGGCTCTCATATTCCTTTAGCCTTTGCGCACTATGGAATGTCTGCATACCTTCAAAGCTTTGAGCAAGCCCTTATGAAGTTTGCAATGGTCTCTACATACAAAGAAATTCAGAAGAGAGGCTTAACAGCTCAACAAGTCTGTTGTGTCCACGATGAATTGCAGTATGAAGTACTTGAAAAAGATACTGAAGAGGTTAAACAAATCTTGTTAGACTCTTTCAGAAAGTCTGGTGAATGGTATCGTAGTCGTTGTCCTATTGTAGGAGAATGTAAAGTTGGTAACAACTGGGGTGAGACTCATTAGACTTGAAAAATTTTTACAATTTTTTAAAAAAGTTGTTGACAATATGGAACAGACATATTAAAATGTATAGTGTTGTTCAATTTATTATGGAGGATTTAAGAGATGAATAGCAACAACAAAATAGTTTTTCCAAATGTAACACTTATGTGGTCTTACCTAGTAACTCCACAGGTTGAAGGTGATTATGCATCTGGAAAGTATCAGGTAGACATTGTGATATCTGATGAAGACAAGGCAAAATTAGACAGCTTTACAATCTCTAGTAAGCAGAAGTTTAAGAAGACAGATGATGGCTGGCAGATCTGTGTGAAGTCTAAGAAAAAGCCTAAAGTTGTAGATACTGCAAAGAAAGAGCTAAGTGATGAAGTGATTTCTAAGATTGGTAATGGCACTAAAGCTGTTGTATCTTTGAATATCTTTAACACTCGTGGTCAAAACTTTGTAGGTCTTGGTCAAGTTATGATAAAAGAGCTTGTTGAGTATGGTGGAGGGGATGATTTTGCTGATATACCTGCAGAGACCTCTGGTGATACCGAAGATCCCTTTGACACTGATGAGGTATTATCATAATGACTAAGAAAAAACTCGGCAGCTTAGTGAAGGACATTTACCAGTTCTTAGAGAAAGGTGAAGTAGATGTAGAAGCACTTTCAAAAGACATCGCCACTTCCTTAGCCTCTAAAATTGGTACAACCCGCACACCTTCACTAAGCATGTCGCAGTTAGGAAAGCCCGCTAGAAGACTTTGGAACGATATTAACTACCCTGCAGAAGTTGGTGGTCAAGCCCGTCTAAAGTTTTTGTATGGGGACATCATTGAAGCTGTAATACTTCATCTAGCTAAAGCAGCTGGACATACTGTTACAGACCAACAGAAGGTTGTAGAGGTTGATGGAGTTAAAGGAGCTATAGATGCTGTCATAGATTCTGACTATCTTGTAGATGTTAAATCAGCAAGTCCTTATACCTTTGAAAAGTTTAAGAAGAGCACTCTCGCAGACGAAGATAGCTTTGGTTATCTCCCACAAATCAACGGTTACAATGAGAAACTCAAGAAGCCTTATAAAGCTTTTATAGTTGTAAATAAGGTTACTGGTGAGATTCTTGTGTATAACGTTGACGACTACTTTGAAAGTGTAGATGTTCACAAGCTTATCAAAGATAAGAAAGAGATGTTAGAATCTGAACAGCCTCCACAGCCCTGTTACAATCCTGTACCATTTGGAAAGAGTGGTAATGAGGTTGTTCCTAAGCAGTGTAAATGGTGTCCCCATCTTAAGAGGTGCTGGAAAGATGCTAAACCTGTAGAGTATTCAACAGGCATAGAGTACTTTACAAAGATTGTTAAAATGCCTAAGAAACTAAAGGAGACTTTATAATGGATAAAAAAGTAGATATGTTTGAAAGCTTTGTGACTATCACAGACCCTGACACAGATGAGAAAGTTTATGTAGATATTGGAGCTAAGCATCCTCTACAAGCTATATACACTTGTGACAATGGTACAGCTCTTTGCTTTAATGATGACGATGTCTGGTATGCTGTAGAGACACCTCAAGAGATTATGAAAAAGGTTAATAAAGTTATGCAAGACCTTTATGATAAGTTGAAAGAGGAAGCAGAGAAACAGCTTGAAGAGAATGAGGAAAGAGAGCGTAAAAAGCGTGAAGAGCTTGAAGCGCACTATGAAAGCCTTAGACAGAAAACTCAAGGAGCTCAATAGAGAATGGACAAACTTTTCATATTTGGAGACACTCACATAACGCCTGCATCTTTTAATACTATGGAGGCTCTAGAGAACTTCGCTGTGTACTGTTTAAAAGAGAAACCTGAGTATATTATAAATCTTGGAGATGTTGGTGATTTTGATAGTGTCTCCAGATATGTAAAAGATAGAGGTGCTTTCTCAACTGAACAAGAGTTTGAAGCTGTTGAAGTTGCTTATACAAACTTTATGAAAGTCTTTGAAGATTATAATATTGTTCAAAGTCACAAGCATAGACAAAGATATAAACCAACCTTTATAGTTTGTCTAGGTAATCATGATGTAAGGTCTGAAGAGGTCTGTGACAAGCTTACAAAGTTTTTCACAGAGCTTGGATGGATTGTTATAGGTCATAAAAGAGACATCAGTGTTCATAATATCTTGTTCAGTCACTCTTTTACTCTTGGTAGAACTGGTGGGACTTGTTCAAATACTAAAGATATCCTTAATGATACTTTGTGCAGCTCTGTCTCAGCTCATGGGCACTGTAGAGAGCTTTCAGAGATGAAGGACAGATTTGGTAACAGATTTTCAGCAATCAGAATACCTTGTTTAAATTGTGACACTCCTGAATGGGCTGGTAATACTTCTTTAAAGTGGGATAGAGGCTGGTTAGAGCTTTCTGCAGATGAAAAAGGTATTGACAGTTTTATATTTAAGGACTTATAAGATGAGAGAAGATTGGTTACAACGCATTGCAGACTCATACAGCTTAGAAGACATTTGTGAAATGCTTGGGCAAGAACCTATATGGCTTCTGAGACAGATTGAGGAAGAACTTGAAGACAACATAGGACTCTTTGATATTTTTATGGAAGGTGAAAGATGACTCAATATATTGGTATAGACCCTGGAGCTTCAGGAGCTTTAATAGTCTTAAACAGCTTTGGTGAAATAGCATGTCATAAAGACTTTACTTCTAATCCGGAAGACTATATAATTATTCTAGACTTTTTAAAGAACTACAAAGATGCTTACCGTTACAAAGTAGCTATGGAATCTGTTCATGCTTTACCACAGCAATCAACTGTTGCCGGTTTTACATTTGGTAAGAATGTAGGAATGGCACAGCTTGTAGCAACTGGTGTATCTACTGAGCCTGTTCAGTTTGTCACACCTATGAAGTGGAAGAAGTTCTTCAATCTCTCAGGTAATGGCAAGACTAAAACAGACTTTAAGCATATGTCAGTTGATTTAGCTAGACAGTGTTGGCCTAAGTATGAAGCATTCTTTTTGTATTCTAAAGACGGTAGAGCTGAAGCAGCTTTAATAGCTTTGTGGTATTACTTAACAAGTAATAATCAGAGCTTAGAAGATTGGTTAAAGTCTACTCAGTCTTGTGAAGCTCGTGTAAAGTAGTGAAGCTGATATGAGCCTTGGAACAAAGGTAAAACTTTGCCACCTGTAGTTCTTAAAAAGGCTTGGGAAACTAGAAGAGCAAAGAAACTTTTAGAGGAGACATTGAAAGATGTACATAAATGAAAGAGAGGAAAAGGCTTCTATGCTTCCGGAGAGTGAAAGAACTCCCTGTGAAGTATGGAGCCGATGTACTGTGTTATGGGATATTTGAGGCCTAGATCAGAGTACAACATTGGTAAAAAGTCTGAGCATGAAGCTCGTGAGCTTTTTGTAGAACCTAAAAAGATCCCTCACAAGGGTGAAAAAGATTTAACCAAAGAAATGGAGGATATTTAGAAATGTGTGAAGAACTTGAAAAAGACTTTCATTATGAGTTTAAGCTTAAAGATGGCCCTATTGAGGTCTCAGCAACTGTAAGAGGTGATGTAACTTTTAAAGAGCTATTAAATGCTTTTAAACAGTGGGCTCTTTATTGCACTTATACACCTGAAGTGATTGTTAAAGGACTTGAAGAAGATGATGGAGTTTTGTAATGACTAAAGAAGATTTCTTAAAGGAAGTTAAAGAGGCTATTTGTGGAGACAGACAGCTTAATTATGGTGCACCTGAAGATAACTTTGAAAGGATTGCACAGCTCTGGAGGATTTACTTAGGTCTTGATATAGATTCTAAGGATGTAGCATACATGATGATCCTTATGAAAATTGCAAGGCTTATGAATAATCCTGAGCACTATGACAGTATCATAGACATTGCAGGCTATGCAGCTTGTGCAGGTGTTATTGCTAATAAAGCCACATTACAGCTTTGTCACGATTGTCAAGATGAATGAACTTGTCAGAGACTCCTATGCCTCTAAAGCCAAAGCGTGGTGCAGCTGAAATAATTTTGTAACGAGTAGTGGAATCGGGACATTTTATATCTACAGCCCTGCCGAGAGTATGAAAGCCTCCTTTTTCTTTAACAGCTTCTACAGGATGTTTGATACATCTATAAGCACTGTTTAAGACTAAAGGAAAGCCTAAGTACTCTCGGAGTGCTTCTAGTTGCTCCATAAATCTTTCATTCATCTCACAAGTATTACAACCACATTTACAAGTAAGTTCTTTAGTAGAGAAATGTTCAGACTTATTCATTGTTCAACTCCTCCATAAGCTTCTTAGCTTTCTCTTTAGCTTCTTTAATCTTTTTCTTTTCATCTTTAGAGAGCTCTTGACCTGCCTCAATCTTATGAACAAGCTCTATAGCGTCATCAATAACTTTATAGTCTTTGTTGTCTCTTAAAGTCTTGTTAGCTTCCTCAGCCTTTTTAAGGTCTTCATCAGTCAGCTTCTCACCTTTCCTAATCTTTTCAGCAAGATCCTCATCAATCTCTAAAGGACTTGTAGAGGTTGAGACAGTCTGCTCAGGAAGCTTTGCAGAGATTGTAGAGGTTGTAGGTTTAGGTTCTGCAGTAGCTTCTAAATATTTCGCTATTAAAGTTGCAGAAGTTTCTATTACCCCTTCTCCAGCTTCTTTCATCGGGAGTAAGTATTTATTTAATATATCCTTTCTACGAAGCTCTCCAAGCTTTCCAAGAGTTTTAAATCTATCACTTTTTATAAAGCTCTTATACTCTTCAGGTGTCATAGGCTGTGTAAAGTCTATACCATTTACTCTTCCAAAAGCCTCAACAGCGACAGAAGGAGGAACAATTCTAGCGATATTTCTAGCAGCTGCAAGTGTGTCAAACTGCTTAGCCTCTTGAAACCTTTGTACTTTTCCTTCGTTTTTAGCAAAGAATTTAGACAAAGGATGGTCTAGGACTTCATTACCTTCAAGGTCAAAGACATGCATTTTACCATCTGTTGTAGTTATTACAAGTTTATCAGAGTACTCAGAGTATTCACCAGACTCTTCAAGTACTCCTAAAGCAGCTTTTGAGTATATCTCAGCGTTTCGTCTAGCATTAACTGCTTTATCTGCAGAAGTACCTGTTTCCATAACTTTTTTCGGAGCTACAGGAAGGTTGTCCCAGGCTTGAATACGATTTGTACCAGTAGCACTATTTGCAATAACTCCATTACCAATGTTGCGTCCTTCTAAAGTTGCACCATCACCATAAGAAAGCTTGAAAAGGGTCTGATACTGCTCTTTAGACAAAGGTAAATATGTATTTGCATTTTGTGTAAGTCTTTCTGGATCTACACCTGCATTTCTTAAAGCTGGAGCAAGATTTTGCATACGCTCTATGTCCTCAGACTTTATACTGTTAGGGTCTAAAAGGACTATTAAAGGTAAATCTTTTGAAAGTGCAAGAAGTTCTGTGTTTTTCATTATAGCTATTGTATTATCTAAGCGAACCTTTTCCTGTGCTAGTATGCCATTAGCAAGCTTCAAGTTGTCTTCATAAATTCTGGCAGTAGTATCTAGGATTTTATCAGAAACTGTTTTAGCTGCTTGAGGATTTCCTGCATAAATTCCTGAGACTATAGGATAGACAAAGTTAGGATCTCTTAAAGCTTTAACACGATCCTCTTCTGATAAAGCTGATAAATAGACTCCAAAAGCTCTAGTAAGTGAATCAGCTCCTTCAGTACTCATTATAGCTAACTGCTTCTGAGCTCCTTCTACATTACCGCTTGCCATTAAACTGTCGTAGGCATGTATATTAGCTGCAGCAACATTAGCACTTTGTAACATCTCTTCTGCGACTTCTCTCTTTGTTTTCTCATCACCTTGCATGCCTTCCATCATTTTTTGAATACCTTGCTCTTTTATTTTTGCAGCCTCTGCAAGTGCCTCCTCTCTACCTTTTTCACTAGCTGCTCTGTCCCCTACAGAAGGAGCAGAAGCACCAAAGTAAGCATCATACTCTTTCTTAACATCAGAGAAATCTACACCTTTAGCAGCTGCATAGTCTGCAGAAGCTTGCCAAGCCTCTTCTCTGAACCATTCATCTGTAAGATTATTCACATCTTTATAAGCTTTTATACGCTGAATAACATTAGGTATGTAGTCACTTGTATCAACTTTTGCAGTACCTTGAGACGACCCTGTCAGCTTTATGAAGCCTCCAACAGTATCTAAAGCTGCAGGAATACCGTAATCACTGGCAGGTTTTACAGGGTCTGAATGATACTCCATAGATCTCTGAGGTTGTTGAATATCTGTTACGAAAGCCATTATCTGTTCTCCTTATTTTTTACAACACCAACATTGTAGGTGATCATTTTAATTCTCATATCTTCATAAGAGACTTTAGCAGCTTTTGAGCAAGCTTGTAAAACCTTTTCTTTTTCTCTTTCTGTCATGTTAGTTGTTACAAATCTGTAAACTCTAGACCACTTATCATAGGTCTCAACAGTAGGTTCTGCATTAAACTTTTCAAAGAAAGGCTTTATAATTGCAGCAGCTACTTCAGTCTCTTCATCTTTATCTGCTACAATCTTTCTATACATTGATGCAACAGAAGCAGGCTCTATAGAACCTCCTAAGAAATACCCAAAGGCTTCTGAAGGCTTTACATTATCTGCTAAAGTTGCACCAGACAATGCTTGAAACTCTCCAAGCTTAATCATTGTGTAAGCTCTCATAGCTTTAGCCATTGATGTCGGGAAAAGCTGGTTCTGCTTAGCTACCTCAAACAGAACTTCAGGAATAATTGTAGCAGTATCTGCAAAGCTCTGCTCACCAAACAAAGCATCATTAGTCATATTAACAGCTGTTACAATAAGACCTCCTAAGCCTTTCAACTTTGTACCAATAGGAGAAGCTGCAGGATTTACCAGATGGAGGAAGTTAGGGACAATCTGAGAAATCTGTAGGTCTATAGGAGATGAGACAGACAGATTAGAGCCTAAGATATTCTGTAAGAAGTAATCAGGAATACCTTTAGAAAGAGCTTCATACATCTCTCCAGGGTCTTGGTCAGTGTCAGAGTACATTGCAGAATAAATGTTGGCCCAGACCTCTTTACCTATTACACCTTCAGCACCTGTCAAGACTGTTGCAAACGCTAAAAGCCTACCTTTCTCAGCTGCAGTAAGCCTCTTAGATATCAAAGACTCTACAACTCTCATCTGATAGCCAAGCATTTGTAGAGTTACTGAACCTATTATACCACGCTGTATAGGGGCTACAGAAGCTCTTGACATCCTGTTATAGAATGTATCCATCCTGTCTAAGTAGAAAGCCATCTCTGTAGCTGATAAAGCTTTAGGATTGATATCAGGATTCTTTGCCAAAGCTTCAATAACTGTTGTGACAGCTGCATGAGTTCTCACAAATCTTTCACCAATAGCGAAGGGTGCTGCAAGAATGTTAGATATCCTCTTTCCAACTTTTGTAATACCTTCTGCATATCCTGAGTAGTCCAAAGCTTGACCATGCACTGCGAGCTCATTAGCAAACTCAAAAATCTTTCTCTCTTTAGGTTCTAACATCTTTAAAGCTTCAGAGTTGTAAGGCTTACCAAGCAAACCCATCATCTTTGGAGTGTACCTAAGAGCTTCTGTACCAGCTGCAGGGTTTATTGAGATAGCTATAGAGGCTGACAAAACATTCTGGAAAAACGGTCCAGGGTTTAAACAGCCTAATAAAGCTTGGAAGGTAGCAAGCCTTGCAGCTCTTACAGTCTTTACAGGAGCATCTTCAAGGACATTTCTATCAAAAGCAGTTCCCTTCCACTCTGGAAAGTATTTAGATAAGAAGTCTTCTTTAAAATGATTCCAAAGGTTGTTAAGATATATATCAAGCTTTGAAGGTACTCCACAAATAACTCTTGCCTGTGCTTGAGCAGCTTCTGCAGCTCTTATATCAGGACCGTTATTAAGCTTTCCATAGAGTAAAAGCTGATAAGGTGTCATTGAAGATACTTCATTAGGGTCTAAGAGATGCTTAAAAGTCTTGTAGAAGTCATCACCGGCAATTCTTCTGTACTCTTTAACTCCTACAGTATTAACAATATTATCAATCATACCTGTTAAGAGCGTTTTAATATTGACAGTATCTAAATCACCTCCATCAATATCTAAGAGACCTAAGTTCCTTTTACGGTTTATGATGTTTGCTTCAGTCTCTTCCATACCTCTCACAGAGTGTTGGAACATATCATCAAGGTTTTCAAGTGTTTCAGCTCTAGCAACCTTTGCAGCTGCGAGAGCCTTAGGAAGCTCACCATCTTTTAAGACTTCAAAGGCATTAGGAGCTGTTGCATCTATACCCATATCATCAAAGAATTGTTTCAGCTCTTCAAATGAATAGTTTTTAAAGCGTCCTTCAAGAGTTGAGACAGCAGAAGGATCTCCTTTTCTTATAACTTCTAAAGCTGCATTAAGCTCTTCAGTATACTTAGAAGCACTCTTAAAGCTTTTAGAGCCTCCAATTGTCACAACTCTGTCAAGGTCTATAATCTGACCTGCATCATTTCTAACAGGTACAACCATCTTGACAAAGCTTGTATCTTCTCCATAAGTATGTCTAAAACCTGCTACATATGTTTCAGGATAAGTAGGAAGCTCTCTGAACTCAACAGCATTTTTAGGGATGATGAGGTTCTTACTTTTTAAGTTTCTCTTCTCTACATCAAGCCTGATAAATTCATATTCCTCTGCTGGGAAGTCTTTTAAGATGTTAGGACCTTTTGCAATTTTAACATCATCACCGTTTAAAACAGCCCAGTCATAGTTTGAGATATTCTTTATTTTATCTGGGTCAAGTCTTTTACCAACTGCTATAGGCTTTCCAAAGTATGCAATAGTAGAAAAGCCTCTTATAAGCAGTTGAGCCCTTAAGAAGGTTGCATCAAGTACATACATAACATCATTCACAATTCTTGAAGCGTTATAAGCCTCTATTACCTTTTGTGATGCACCTTGCTGTTGCAGAGATGTCTCAGAGAAGTACATTCTGTTTTTTGAAGAGATCTTAACAAACTTGTCTAATTCTTCTAATTCATTTTTTGAGAGAGCTTTATAGAAAGGATTGATATAGTCTAACAAAACTTTATCCATCTTTCCTGCATCTCTCAAAGTTGTTAAAGCTAAACCTCTCCAACTTGCTTTAGTCCCTAAAGAGCTGAAGATGTTTGTAAAGAGACCTTTAGTAAACTTTGTAGGTGCTCCTTGTAAAGCTGTTGGTAAAGGCTCATTAGAAGTCGGTGCAACTCTATAGTCGTGTTCTCCTGCTTTTTGAACTTTAGCAATTCCTTCAGCTTTAGCTTTCTTTATAGCAGCTTCAGCAGCCTCAGCAGTCTTAAAAGATTTAAGAGTAGTAGGTGTCCAGTCTAACAAGTTTCCTTCAGTCTTTACAGGCAGATGGATAGCAAACTTCACACCTCTACCTTCTAGAACTCTTATAGGTCTTACGCCTTTCTCATAGAAACCTAACTCTCTTAGAACAGATTTATCAACATCCTCTTTTAAGAATCCTTCACCTTTCATAATATCTATTAAAGCATTAGAAGCATCTTCCTCACTCTTCCAGTATTTACCGTTGTTTGTAAGTCTTACAAGACCACCACTACCATCTGCAAAAGCCTCTACAAGTGATACAGAATTTCTTTTCCAAGTAGTATTCTTTACAAAGTTAGGAATGTATTTCTGCTCTAAAAATTCTTGCATGTTCTTTTCAAATTGTGCAGAGTAACTATTAGAGGTTTTAGCAGCTCTGATAAGCTCTTGAACTTTTACAAAGTCTTTAATATGAGGATTACTTGAAAGGTCTGTACCCATATTTATATTAGTGTAGGTCCTTGTAGGAGGTGCAACCTCTTTAAGAATCTCTTCAGACGAAGAAGACTCTAGAAGACTCTTACAAGCTTCATCATATTTACCAGCTTGTTTAAGTTTCTCAGCGTCAGAGATGCCAATGACTCTATTGTCTTTCAAGACATCGGTAAACTTCATAGGTTGCTTGGCGATTGCTTTAGCACCTAGAGTACCCACTTTAAAAGCTGTTGAAGTCAAAGGAAAAGTCCATGCTAAGGCTTTAGCAGTTGCAGCACCTATTTTAGCACCTTTAGCAACCGCTCCAAGCCATGATAAAACTGGCATACCTATATCAAAGTATTCTATACCTGTCTCTAAGCCTTCAAAATCTCTGTTACGAGCCTGTGTTAAACCTTCCATATAAGTTAAAACAGTCCCTGCATCAGCCCTATCTACAAGCCCTTTAAAGAACTCTGAGAACTCTTTTCTAAATTCTGCAGGTGGTAGTTTAGCAGCTCTTTCACCCCAATATTTTCTTGAGGCTGTAATATAGTTCTTGCTAAAATACTCCACATCTTGCTCTTTAGGGGCTACCTTATTTTTTATATAGCTTAAGACAGGTGACCAAGCATTTTTAAGAAAGCCTAGGGTAGCTGAATAAGCTATGTTTTGTTCGTCAAAAGCTTTCTTAGCTTTAGCATAGAACTCATTAAGCATAGCATTTTTTGTGTAGTGCTCTAGAAGAACTGTATCAAAGCTTTCATTTGCTGGGTCATACTTTGCATTCATTGCAGCAGCTTCTTCAATAGTAGGCTTATAAGCATAGGACAACATTGTAGCTTTTTTAACAGTATCAAAATCTTTAGCAGTTAAAGAGCCATTAGCAACACTCTCAGAAAGATAGTTATAGACATCTTCTTTCCTTCTAAGCTCTTCTTGCTCTTCAAAGTCTTTTACAACTCTTTCTTTACCCTCTTCAGTCTCTTCATAGCCTACAAAATCACCGGTGGCTTCTTTAAAGAGGTCATCAGTCTGTTTTATTTCAAGCTCTGATAAAGGCTTTTCAGGTTTCTCCCAAGCCTCTTCATTGTTATTATTAGGTGCTTCCCAAGTTTCCATTAGTCCTTTTCCCATACATATACAGATTTACTACCAAAGTTCTTAAAGCCTCCAGAAGCTCCGAAGATATTTTTACCAAGCCCTCCAACAGAATTAAAGATATTGCTCTGAGCACTGTACTGATTAGCTTGAGACAGATAACCAGCTGCTTGAGACCCATAAGCTGCAGACTGTTTAGCCAGTCCTATATCAGTTGCAAGAGTAGAAACATTATAAGCTGTCTGAGACCCTACAGAGCCTATTGCACCTTGTACAGCAGAGCCTTCTTCAGCACCTGCACTAATACCAGAAGCTAAAGCAGATGCCCTAGCTATACGACCTCTACGAATATTTTGGAGTTGCTGAGCATAATTAGCATTTGCAGCTCTTGCATTCTCCACAGCTGCTTGTCTCTTCTGAGCTTCATAAGCTTTCTCTTGAGCTGCTGAGGCTTTACTAGCACTTACAACACCTCCAACAGTACCAACGGCAGAAACAGCTAAAGCCAAACCTGCTACAATACTTGATGCCATTTACTTTAACTCCTTTACAAATGTCATATCACACAGTTTATAACCTTTCATACGGTACAGCCTTATCTTCTGTTCATATCTATCACAATTTGCAGAAGTCATTAAAACCTCATAGCCGTACTCTTTTAATCTCTCTTCAGACTCTTTAAGAATATCTACTTTACTTCTTGGAGATTTATAAATATATAAGTCATGAGCTGCTAAAGCTGAAGGGTCTAATCCATACACACAAGGTCTATAAACAGCTACTGCATCTACAGAGCCTTCATTTATATCTACAAAGATTATATCAGATTCTTCAAGCACCTTTAAGCATTCTTCAGGATTTGTCTTTAAACCCCCTCCAAAGTTTTCTGAGTACTCTTTAGCAATATCACTTAAGATGTCTCTGTCTTCATATTTTAAAGTGTATATCATAGTCCTATGCAACTCCTTGTAAATCCAAACCAAGCCCTTCTAAACGACAGTCAAAGCCCTCAGGAGATTCTAGATAAAGCTGTAAAGACTCTCCTATCCCTCTTATCCTTGTCTTAGTACCTACAATCTTATCAGAGTACTTCTCAGCTACAAAAGGTCTGTAGAGCTCTTGCATTTCATCCCACAAGTAAGAGTCGTAAGAAGCATTCCACTGCCATCTAGCTTGACAATTACAAGAACTATGAAAGAACTCTTGAAGCTCAGTCCTTCTGAAGTCTGCAAGAACATAACAACAGCTTTTGTTTCTAAAGACTTCTTGAGCTACCAGATAGCCTGATAAAGCTGAAGCAATGTACTGTGTTGCTTTACCTTCAGAGCTCAACCAATCTGTAAAAGACTTATCATAAATCTCTGCAAACGAGAACTGTTTAGAATACTTATCAAGAGCTACTAACAGTACATTGTTTAAGTCTGACCTATCTTCATAAGGATCTGCAATAATAACACTTCTGTCTCCTGCATTGATTGGTGTAGACTCTTGAAAGATTTTAGCAGACACTGTGGTTGTAAAAGCTTCTGCAAGACTTAAAGGAGCTACTACAGAAGGGCTGTTAATATCGTTAGAGATCTCCCAAGGATACCAAATACCTTTTACAAGGTCTAATAAAAGGACTCTGTCAAGACCTTTAAGGCTTATTACACCAGAAGGATACCACCAGCTTATACGACCTTGTGCTCTGTTATAAACTGCTTTAGAAGCTTTAACACACTCTACAGGGATATTGTTTATGAAAGTCTTTATAGAGTCTCTAGAGACATTCTTAACAGTTGGGAGAGCTGTAATTTGGTCTAGTGAAATCTGTTGAATACCTGAGGAAGACCAGAAAAATACTCCGGCATCTGTAGCAACTATAGATGAAGCACTTAAACAAGCCTCTGTAGAAATCTTTTTCTGATTGTATGCAGTCGCTTTAAAGCCTGCACCAGAATCTCCGGAGATTGCTACAATGCCTCTATCTCCAAAGACCAGTAAGTAGTCTTCTAACAGTGCTAGACCGACACCTTGTCCAATGCTAGGGAGGGCTATAACACCTCCATCAGTATCCACAAGGTCTGAAATCTCCTCAGCAGTTGGGTCAGCATCCTGATAGCATTTATTGACATTTGAAGCATCTTCTACAAGTACTTGAGAGTATAACAAGTCTTGACCACATAACATAAAAAGTCTACCAGCATAATGTACAGACTGACAAGGTCTTTTAATGATTGTAGCAGTTGCAGGGATGTTAGAGATACCTGAAGCAGCTGTTCTATCTTTAGTGTAGTAGTCTAAGATGTAATGCCCTTTAGCAGCTGGTGTGTTTCCAAAAGCATACTTAAGAAGTCTGTCAGGATCAAAGACCCATACCATGTTTGTATTTTCTGTTGAGACTTGTTTCTGGTATCTCCCCACAGACCATTGAAGGTTGTTAGAGGGGTAAGAGCTTTGAGAAGTATGGAAAGAGTCTATCCAAGTCTGCTCCCACCCTTGATTAAACAGGTTATACTTATGGAGGTTTGAAAGTGTAGAAGGTTTTTCATCAACAGCTAAATTATCTTCAACACCTGATAAGTCTCTAACCTTAGGAGTAACTGCTACAGCCCACAAATTGACTTCAGAATCTATGTCAAGTCCTCCTGACATTGTAGCAGTTCTTGAAAGATAAGAACCGTACTGTGCAGCTGTATCAGCAGGTGGAATTGTTTGGTCAGTATTTTTATAATTTGATAAATAGGCTACACAATATTTAGGTGTTTTAGTCTTTTTGTATGTATAAGTATATGCATGATACCCATAAGGCTTCACAACTATTTGTATAGTATTACCGTTTAAAGCTGAACCAGAGCCTAAAGGGGCTTCAAAGACTATATCATTTCCAGAAGCTGTAGCAGCTATATCATCTCTTTGAGCAGAGCCTACAGCATTCCAAAGTGTTGCAATTCTTGAAGCAGACCATTCACCACTGTTAAAGACTATTTGAGAGCCTTTATAGTACACAACAATCTCTACAGAGTTTGTTAAAGTAATGTTTACAGTTTTTGTCTTACCTCCTGAGTAGAACACACCACTTGTACTAACCAAAATTTGACCAGTAATTACAGGAGGATCTAAAGAGATTCTACAATGAGCATCAGAAGTCTCTCCAGAGGTCTTTACACCGTAACCAATCTGTACAGTATCTATATGCTCACCAGATACATACAAGATTCCATAGCCTTCTGTAAATGTCACAGGATATTTATAGTAGTCTTCATCAAACTTGTAAGTCTCTAAGTCTATTGTAGAGAGTACTTGATGACCACTAAAAGGTCTTCCTAAAGCTTCATAGAAGTAGAGGTATCTACCACACTGTATAACATAAAGAGATGAAGGGTATGTACCAGGTCTCTTCCATTCATAACAACTATACCCAAAGTCTTTATAGTCATCTGCAAGAGCTGTAGAGTTAAACTTAAACAAAGGTTCAAAGTCTATTCCAAGTCTCTTCTGTCTTGTCCCTTGTTGAGTTATGTAAAAGTTTTTCTCAGCTACAGTAGTATTATAGCTGTCGGACAGTAGAGATACCTCAGTATTCAAACCACCTGTAAACGGTGCTAGTGTTACTGTATTTCTTCCAGACATTTCTCTTTATCCTTTAAAAACTTTCTACGCCTTCTTTGATACTTACGAAGGTCTTCTCCTGCTTTCTTATGAGGGAACTTCATGTGTACTTTCAGCTCTTCACATCTTTTTGCATCTCTTGTAACTCTGACATGCTTTTCCAGTTCTGCTAAGCTGGTAAACCTCTCAGAAGGCTTTCCCTTTGCTACATAATAGCCTTCTACAATCTGCCAGTCTTTAAACGATTCATCCATAAAATATTTCCTTGAGCTCTGTTAGTTTTAGAAATCATATCAGTTATAGCAGCCTGTTTCTGAGATCTGTTACCTTCAAGCTGGTTAAAGTTGTTCTTAAGTTCCATATCTGCATTAAGCTTAGAAGCTGACAAAAGCAAAGGAAAATGTTGTTCAGCTATTTCAGGTACAAAGTCATTCTTAAACTCAAAAACAGGCATTAACACACCTTTACAAGAAACTTTATCAGCTTGTAAAGAAGCCTCTATAGTCTTGTTATAGCTGTTACAGACTATATACTTATCATCAAAGCTTGTGTAGTATTCAGGATCTTTATCATTGTTTATATAGAACTTGACACCACTAAAATCTTCAATAATCTCTACATTCTCTACCGGAAAGTCTTGCCAGCTTTCGCCACGCCTATGAGACTTAAGAGCTAAAGATTTCTCCATAAACTCTTCAGGTTCTATGTAGTCTAAAGTTTTCCAAACATCTTCACTAAAATACTTAAAGTAGTCAAGCCTTATAATAGGTGATTGAACTCTAAAATAAACAGGCTTAGAAGGATCAGACAAAGGTTCAATCTTAAACAATCTGTTCTTAGCTTGAATCTGCTTAGTAACTATTAAGTCTTCATAAGTCTCTTTAATGATTGTAGCAATCTGCTCAGACTCACGAGTGTCAGAGATGCTATTGACAGCTCCGGCGTTTATAAACTCTGCAACTCTTTGAACCATCTGTAGTAATGTATAAGCCATTATAAATCCTCTATATCAGAAAGCTTTTTAAGTCTTTGCAACCACTCAAAAGTTTTTGGTTTATCTTTAGCACAATCATCAGGGCTTACAAAGCCTTCACAAATCTCAAAATAAATCCCTTGTGTAGGCTGTGGAAACTTGGGACAATCTGCTACAGTACTATGACAGCCACTTAGCAATATCATCAGGACTAGCAGAAGGACTACTAAGAGTGCTGTTAATCTGTCTGAGTCTCTCAATAGTTCGCTCTGCTTGAGAGAGCTTTTCCGATTGTTTATAATATTTTTTGACAAAGACACCTAACAACACTCCTAGAACCAGTACAAGTATACTAACAGCCACCAACAAGTTCACAGCCTTTATCAACAATTACTTGAGGCTCTACTTCTTGTCCAAGCACTACATAACTTGCAACAGATATTACAAAAGCAATACCAAGATAGCACAGTTTTCTATGAGTACTCCATAGACCTTTTAAACGTTCTAACATTCTTTCTTAATCCTTTTTCAAATTGTTTGAGACAATATTATAGCATTTTTAAAAAGCTTTGTCAAGCATTATTTTTTCTTACGACCACCACAAGGCATCTTCAATCCCTCCTATCTTTTGTAAATGTTTTTCATATCTTCTCTAATATCATAGACAGCTTTTAAGATTAAGTCAGTCTTTGTATTATTCTTTTCAAGATTCTGCTCAACCATTCTCACACGCTCTTCAGCATTAGCAACACGGATTGTAAGAGCTGTAATATCCTCAGGCACACTTGACATTGTAGCAAACCATAAGATAGCTGCTCCAACCCATGTTAAAAGTTCTATGACTACTACAGGGTTCTTAAGACCCTCTGATAAAGCCTCTTTCATTCTTTCTCTTCTTCTAAAATAATTTGTTTAGACATTTATAATTTCCTTAAATTGTTACCACCTAATCAACTCTACAAAGGCTTTGTTAAGTAATTAAACATCCAATACCCAAGATTTAACAGCTACACCATCTGTTACAGTAACTTTTAAAGTGTATGTACCATTCTCAGAAGGTGTAGAAGGAAACTCTGAAGGTGAATAAATAACACCAGAAGCGTCTGCGCAAACTGTTGTATTATCACCTTTAAAAGAAACCTCTCTATTTGTAATGCTTATACCAACACCAGCTGTATAGTCTCCACCAGTTGCTCTTAAGTGCGTGCCATCAAATAGGTAACAAAGACCTGTATCTTGTGCTATATAATCTCTACCAACTACCAAATCTACAACTTCTGAAAAAGAAGTCCCATCAGCTATATAAAGTTTATTATCTGTAGTGTTTATATAAGAGTACCTATCAGTATGTGTTGCAGGCTCAGAAGATGCTACAGTATCTACAAAGACATTGTCACTTGTTAAAGCATCTACACCTTCAATAGTTGAATGAGTTGAATAACGGCCTTTTATCGTCATTTTTAAACCCCCTTAAATTGTTAAAGTTAAGCCGGTTATAAAGCCACCCAGCAGCTCTCCAAAGTTTGTAGCAGAACTACACAAGCCTTTAAACCTGCTTCCTAAAAATTTACAGCCTTTGTCTTCTAAGAACCACCCTAACATATATGAAAGAGTCACTCCAAAACCTGCTAAGACAACCCACCAACTTGTAAAGACTGCTAAAACTAAAGCAGGTGTCTCATATCTTACAAACATCAAGAATACATCAAACCAGTAAGTATACCACAGAGACTTTGGAAAGATTTTACAAGCTGTCTTATATCCTATACACTTTTTATAACGCTTTATCATATCCTCATCAGGTTCTCCATGATGCCCTAAATCATAACAAGCTCCATGACCTTTACCCCAGTAGAGGCCTAATAAGATTACTACAGCTAAGATGATTTGCCAGATAGACAAGCCTATTAAAGCTAAGACAGCTACAACAATTAAACCATTAACAAGATATTGAAACCATCTTTTATGATACCAATGCTTATCAGAAGGCTCTCCAAAAGGATACCAACCGCCGTACCAGCGTCTCCAAAGACCCTCAAATAATCCTGTTAAAGCTTGTATCATTCAGCAACCTCTCCAAGTTGTTGCAGTTCCTCTCTAAGTGCTTGAGCTTGCTGTTCATACATAGCTATATAATCAGCTTCATTAGCTCTTAAAGCCCTTATAGATTTTCTGTCTATCTCATTAAGCTCTTGCAAGATCTCTTCTCGTCTAGATACTTCAGAAACTTCAGGAGGCTCTGCAGGTATTGGAGCTTCACCTATTCTAAAGTATCTTAGAGGAAGATTGCGAAGCTCTAAATCCTCTGTAAAAGTTGTATAGTGCTCCTTAGCCCACCTAGAAGCATTGTTAAAGTTTTCATCGTTTGTAGAGTCTGTATACTCTATTAAGTCTCCGTAGTTATATGACATTTGTTTAGCCTTTCTTAAATTTCTGAAATTTTAACATAGCCTGCACCGCCTCTTGAAGCTCCACCGGTTCCTTTAGTAGTAGGACCTCCATAGCCATATCCCCCATACACACCTGTTGCACCGTTTCTATATATCTCTCTAGTTTTTAATTTTACTTTTTCTGTACCTATATATTTTTTTGAACCATTTTGACCATTTGTAGCTAGAGTATAAGAGACTACATTAGCATTAGTGATATTTAAAACTCCTCCTACACCATTAACCGAGTCTTGCCTAGTGCTTGTACCTGCTATAATTCCAAAAGCTGTAGTAGGTGTAGGGGATAGTGAGTTACCATTTAGATCAGGTGCAACTATAATAGTATAAGAGCCTTTCACTAAACTTAAAACCCCTACAAAGCCTGCTCCAGATCCTCCCCAATGTGAAGAAGAACCTGAGCCTCCACCAACACAAATCACTTCATAATTCCCATCGTAAGGTATATTAACTATATAAGTTCCGGGAGTGTTAGACTCAAAAAGAACTTCAGGCTCTGCAGAATAAAGAAGTGTAGATCCTTTATAAATCTTTTTAATTTTATTAGAAGAACTTACGAACTTTTTGACTTGTTTGTCTTCGTTCTTTCTTCTTAAGAATCCTAGCATCTTTCAGGGAACCTTTCTTAAGCTGTTAAGAAATATATAGTATTTTCTTCAGGCTCTGCAGGCATTACCGAGACTAGCTTAAAAATTGGATTAACTATTGTACCGTCATCTACAGGCTCTGGAGCTTCTGCGTCATCATAGCCCCACGCTTCAAGGGCTTCGTCTGTTTCCCTTATTTCATAACCTTTGTTGTGGTTTTGTGCGACTATAAAATCGCATCTTTCCGTTTCTGTATAAGGTTTGTTTAATGTTGCTTTGATTTCCATTATAATCTCCTCTAACTTATGTAACCTTTTGCTTCCCACATTTGAGGCCAACCATTAGAGTATAAGGTGAACTGACTTGAAGATGTTTTTATAACAGAAGCCGTATCACCGCTAGATTGGTTTCTTAATTGTTGGGTAAATACACTATAATTTGTATCCGCAAAGGGTTTTAAAAAGTCTATTGTTTGGGAGCCAGTATTTGAGCTATACCCGCCTTGTTCGCACCGTTTGTCAGAATAAATCCTATACCAAGAAGTGCCATTAACGTAGGTTTCAACCACAGCCCTTACGGTTCCTTGCCCCGTGCCAGTGCCAAGATTGCTTCCGTCCGTATTTAATTTTCCCGATAAAGAGCTTGCCCAAGCCGCCCAATCCATCATAGATTGATTTATTGAACCGTCTGCTACTACTACAAAATAGCGAAGGGCTACTGCCTCAGGCTGAACTGTATTAGAGTTGCCATAGATTGAGGAGCTACGAGAAGCATCAAAACCTGTAATATAAGACCCATTTGTCGTCACCGTCTGGAAAGTTTTTGAGAGTAGAGATTTTTTATAAAAAGCACCTGAAGTAGTGCCAACCAATTCATCAATACCACCAATGGCTCCAGTAGGAGTGAAATCACCAGTTATATTAGGCGCCCCTGCTTTATAACACTTACCAAGTTCGGAATCACTCAATGCTTGCTGGATAAAACTGCCGTCCTTAATTGTCGGAACCTTAAATGTCTCGTTTACAGTATCAACTGCAAACTTGCCACATTGCCCGTAGGTGGATATATCACTAGCGTAATCAGCATAAGAGCAAGTGTTCAATAACGGAGTGCCACCAGTTAAGTAATTAGTCCACAAGTCAGTAAATTGAGCCTTCGTGTATTGCGTGCCGTCAAGAGGTAAGCTACCTTCGGGAACATAACTAGGCGAACAAGATAATGCGTATATCGTGCCAATCGGCATACCTCGCTCGCTAACAACAACATCTCCTGAGCCTAACAAGCTTGTGCCGTTCAATGTCTTAATGTTTGTGCCACTCACCAGCAAATCTTGTTTGCCGTTAAACTTCGCTTCACCTACTCCTGATAAGTTCGACAGGTCAACATTAGCCCTCGTGTCTAAACCTATGTCATCCATACCAACCCAAAACAACACCCCGTTCCTGATAATGTTCCAGCCGTTAAGGTTCAAAACTCCTTCAAACGGGTGAGCTGTTCCTACCCCATACAAATCAGGTGAGCCACCTACATATACAGTAGTTATGTTAGGCTTAACTGAACTTACTATCGTTATGTCTGTTGTATATGTCTGTCCACCGTCAGTTGAAATACCAAGAGTGTATTGTGAGCCACTCCACGACAATTTAGCATGGTAGGTAGTGTTTGCGGTTATTGTAGCCGTGCCAGTAGCTGAGCCGATATCCCAACTTGTACCATTACTTGAAAGAGATAATACCATCTTTCCATTCATAATAGCATATGCAATACCGTAGTAAGAATCAAAGATATTCTGTTGAGTTGTTACATCTGCTCCAGTAGTGAACTCTGCTACCATTTCAATAGTGGTAACATTTGTAAAGTCTAAAGCAAACGGAAACTGCATATAGTCAGCATTTGTAAAGTCTGAGATATTACCATTGTTAAATGTTGGACTTCCTACGATTGATAAGTTAGGTGCAAGCTCAATACTCGTCCCTTGTTCAAAGTCAATAGTCGTATCACCACTTTGGTTTACCGTAAAAGTTCCCTTTGAAACTCCTCCTTGCGTAAGAGTGATTGTCCCATCCCCAACAGTAGTAGATGAAACAGTCCACAAGTAGCTCCACTTTGTAGTATCTGTTAAAGGATTTCCAACATTGTTATCAACTATAGAAATGTAGAAAGATGGAGAGTTTGCATCACCGTCTGAAACAAAATCATTATTGTCATAGGTTGTAGCAGCATTATAAGTGCCTTTAAAAACTAAACCCATATGTTCACTATACCACTTTGCAGAGTGACCTGTAGCAGGCTCTGCAGGGTCTCCTACAGCATATGCACTAGCTTGTATAGCACTTGCAGCAGCTGCAGCAGCATTTGCAGAAGCATTCTGAATGTCTGTAATATTAGTAGCATTTGTAGAGATTGCTGCAGCGTTGGTAGCATTTGTAGAGACATCTGAAGCGATACCAGCTACTGTAGAGATGTCAGAAATGTATGTAGCGTTTGTAGAGATTGCTGTAGCGTTAGTGGCGTTTGTAGAGATATCGGAAGCTATAGAAGCCGTTGTTGAGATATCAGAAATATGTGCAGCGTTTGTGGAGATTGCTGTAGCGTTAGTGGCGTTTGTAGAGATATCAGAAGCTATACCAGCTGCTGTGGAGATGTCAGAGGATATAGCAGCTGTTGCAGAGATATCAGAAATATGCTCAGCATTGGTAGAGATTGCTGCAGCATTAGCAGCGTTTGTGGAGATATCAGAAGCTATAGCAGCGTTTGCAGAGATATCGGAGGCTATATCAGCTACTGTAGGAATATCTGTAGCAACTGCAGCAGTAGCTGTTACATCTTCAGAGATACCTGCTACAGTATCTATATTAGTCTTATTAGCATTAACTTTATAGATACTACCATCTTCACCAGCTAATAAGTCTGTAGAGACTGCTATAAATCCAGGATTTGTAAGAACATCAGAAGCTGTAACAGCACTTGCAGCAGCACTGGCAGCACTCTCGGAAGCTTCCTGAGCTTTAAGAGTTGTAGTAGCTGCTAAGCCTTCCATTTCAACTTGTACAGCTTTAGTAGTATCTAATAAGTCACTAACATCTTTATATCTTACAGCATCATAATCCTCTTTAGGCTCTCCGAGGTTTATAATCCTGTTAGAGTTCATATCAAAAGCTGCTGTCATCTGGTTAGGGATTTTACCAGATCTTGAAATAGCATCATCTATAGCATCTTCAATTAAAGCAGAGTTCTCGTTAATAACATCTATAGCTGCTTGAGGATTCCCTGTAAGCTGTGTAAGTCTTGAAAGTTCTGTCTTATGAGCATTAGCCATCTTATTCAGTCTCCGCAGTAAATGTTAAAGCATCTAATTGGTTCTTTATAGCTTGTACAACTCTGTTTAACTCTGCTACATTAGTTTTAAGAACTGCTATCATCTCATCAGCATTTAAGACTTGTGCAGTAATTTCTTTACAGTTCTTATTAACTTGTGCAAAAGTAGAGGCATCTGCTACAGAGTTTGTAAGAGTCCCTGACAAAGCATCTGTAAGAGCTCTAGCAGCTACATCAGGTTCTAGAGTTGTATTATCAAACTCAGCTTGTTCAAAGTCTAAATCAGACGGAGGAAGTTTTATCCAGTTTCCAGAACCTTCACCATCTGCTCTGTATACTTGACCATCTGTAGCAGTTGAAATGCCTTTAGGTTCATGTAACTGTGGGTCTGTTAAATCTCTATGTTGTATTTCTACTTGAGCCATCTGTCTTATCCTTTGTAAATTCTGTGAGGGTTTTTAAAGAGAACCCTCAGAAACTCTTTGTAGACTACTCTACATACTCTACAACTAGCCAGCCTTTGAGGCCTGCAAAGTTTGCAGCAGTTCCTGTAGCGATTGCGGCAACTACATAGCCTTCATCATCCAAGACAGTACCTACAAGAGCACCTGCACCAGTTTTAGTGCCTGCAGCAATCGTTGCACCGTCAACAAGACCATCAGCATCTATGGGAGTTCCGTCTTTCTCCTCAAGACCTACATCAACCGTAGCAGTACCATCAGCACCTGCACCAGTTACATAGAGCGTTGCAGAGACTACCAAAGCTCCTGCAGGAATAGCAGCAATACCACGAGCAAAACCGTTATTACCAGTTACAAGGGTATTACCATCCGGCAGTCCAAGCTTATCATAGTCTATTTCAGTTATGACACGTTTTACAGGGAACAAGTACTCTGTAACAATGTCAGAACGGTTCTTCAGTTCTTCACCTTCGCCAGCTCCTACATATCTAGGAACACCAAAGGAACTAATATAAGCGTTATCAGTCATTCTTTAATCCTCCTTTCCTACGCAGCAGTAAACGAAGTTGTACCAGCATTTTTAGTGATGATGGTAATGAAGTTCTCTTTATCACCAGCACCAATACCGTAACGGCAGATCGTCAGATACTTTTCAGATTGTATATCTGCATCCCACCAGCCTTCAAAGTACGGACGCTTTCTCCAAGCAATTCGGACAGGGCGTCTACCAGGCTCGTTAGCAAACATTATACAAGCATCTGCAGTACCTACACGAGTCAGCGAAGATTCAGCACCTTCACGAGATTTCAAAGTCAATTCACCGGCTGTTTCATCTATGAAGTTAGACACATAGATATCTACACCACCCATGCTGAATGCAAACTTGAAACCACTCATTGCACCACCTTCTACAATCTTTCCGAAGATAGGTTGATAAACAAGGTGCGACTTAGCGTATTTACCCGTCTGAATTTTGTATGCAGCATACGGAGAAATAACAGCAGTAGGCGCGCCAGTATAACCAGCCTTCGTCAAAGCCATAGCACCGTAGATCATATCTTCAGGGTTAATAACACCATACTCAAGACCGTTAGAGTCACTGTCGTAGCCTGCTACAAACTTGTGAGCAAATCCGTTAATCTTGTAAGCATCGTTAGCAGTCGGTTGAAGAGTAGACCACATCTTAAGAGCAGTCGTTTCAAGGTCTGCCATCAATGCACGAGCTTCACGAGCAGGAAGATTTGCTTCAATTTGTCCAACAATGAAAGAATCCATACGCATCTTATCAGTGATAAGCTGACCAGAACTCTTATAGTTGTTGATCACAAAGTCACGAGAACCGATGTCAATACCATCAAAACGGACTTGTGCACCTTCATTATAATCACGAACAGTTGCAGAACCCATCTCAAGGTCAGTGAACTTGTCGCCATCAGGGAAGTCTGTAATTTCGTCTAACCAGTTATTGATAAACAAAAGTTCAGGCTCCAGAGCTAAACGAAGTTGCGTAGACCAAATCTGAGCTCGGATAGCTGCAGCATTGCTCTGCGTGTTTATACCATTCAATTTAATACTCCTTTATTAAGTTAGTTAAGTTGAGCAAGTAATGATTGGTCTTTCAAAGCTAATGCAACAAGCTCTTCCATCTTCCCAGGCTTTCCCATAGCTTCTTTTACAGCATTTGCGAAAGGCTTAGGAGGAGTAGTAGGACTTGGTGCAGCATTCCCAAGTTGTTGAATTGCTGTAGTCACAGAGGGTTTTTGAGGCTCTGTAATGTCTAGCAAACGCATAGCAACCTTAGGAGACTTACCACACATTGCATTAAATTCTTCTTCAGACAAACCAAGTTCTGCCAACTTTGTTGCCTTTTTATTATTTGCATCTTGACCAAAAGCAGCAGTCAGTGCAGCTGTTACAGTATCTGTATTAGCTTTATAAACCTCAGCAGTCTTTTGCTCTTGATACAGCTTTTGAGCAATCACCTTAAACTTCTCTTCATCCATAACCGCAGGAGTCGCTGCAGAAGGCTGTTGAGCTTCGGAGGGTTGTGTCATCATTTGTTGTAGTTCCTTCTTAAAAGTTTCAATGTTAGTAAGCTTTTGGTTATCCTCACGCAACTGAGCATTTTCTGCTTGGAGCTTGTTGATATACTCTTGCTTAGCTTTAACACCTTCAAAAAGGGCATCAACGCCTATATAACTTGTATGCTCATCAACAGGGAAAACTTGCTCAGTAGTCGCTGGACTTGTAATCGTATCTGTCATTATTTTTTCCTCTATACTTGGGTAAGTTTAACATACTCTAAAAACCTTAACAAGCCTTTTTTATACCCTATTTCAAAAGCTTGCCTGTACGCCCATGAAGGTTCTTCAAAGTTTGTACAGAAGTCTTTAGATATCTCTTTATCTAAGGCAGACTTTAAAAGCTCTATCAATGCTTGAGAGTTTTTTATTCTTGTAATAACCTCTTCAGCATCTTTAGTTTTTAAACCGTTAGTCAGTAAGCAACGCTCTGCCATCTTATATTCCTTGTTCAGCCATATTAACTGATTCAACTCTGGCTCTGTCTACAGGTCTTTGAGCTTTTTCAGCATCTACCTGTTGTTGAGCACTTTCATTTATCCATGCATCTTTCTTGTAAAGATTGGGGAACTTATCAAGCCCAGACATAGTTACTAAAACTTTACCAAGCATTGCAGGGCTAATATTAGCTTTAACAGCCGGGTCTTGCATGAAAGCACTGTTACCGAGTTGCATCAATGTTTGTATAACTCTCTCACGCTCTGCATAGATTGTAGATCCTTGAGCTTTTAATTCACCTTGATCGTTTGCCAGCTCATCTATAGAAAGCGTTTCAAAGTTTATCATACCTGTTTGAGGGTCTGTAGTTTTTACTGTAACTTGCTGCCCTGTTCTATTAGCTATATCAGTCTTTACAAGAGCATTGATACAAGGCTCAAACATCTCTTTTTCAAACTTTCTAATCTGTTTATTAAACATTCTCATAGCAGCTGTAACAAGCTCACGATACTCAAAAGCTGTCTTTTCTCCAGGACTTCTCCAGCCTACAACTTCTCTTGGAGTACCTGCCATAAGATCCATAAGGTTCATATAGTTTTCTACATATGTATCAGCCATTAAAGCTGTTGAATCAGGGCTTATAAAAGCTGCATCACCATCTACAGGTAATTGGAGGACAGTACCGGGCTCTAGTGACTCAGGTAGAGAAATATCACCTTTAGTTTTAAGAACAGGATTAGATATAAAATCAAAGACATCAGCTCTTTTATTCTCTAAGAAGTCTATACGATACTGAATACCTAAGAGATTTGACAGAGGAGACATAGACCACAAGATATCTGCTCTGTCTCTCCAACCAGCTTTAAAAAACTCTACGTAGTCTTCTAAAGGCTTTTCTTCAAGTAGAACGTGTCTGTCTGCAATAGTTATGACAGTATTTTCATGATAAGTATCTGTGTTAATATCATACAAATCTCCTACGAAAGTCAGAATCTCTACAGAGTCCATATCATCAAAGATATCCATACAGCCTACACCAGCTATGATACCCTCATTGTTTATAATACTGTCACCATTGTTCTTAGCTGCCATAACCTTTTTCTTGCTCTCCACAACATGGTCAAAGGCTTTCTTAAGAGCTTCATTGCTTACTGAGAGATTCTTAAGCTCACCAAGTTGTATACGCTTTCTAAAAATCTTTGGAGAGTCTCTGTAAGAAGTTGCATAAGGGTCAAAGTAGACTTCTAAAGGGTTTTGTCTAACTAGAATAGCTTTATCACCAGTCCATACAGGAGTTGCAAAAGCATTACCAGCTAAGATGTAGTCTGATAAAAGCTTTGACATAACTTGTCTAAAGTCTGCATCTTCAAGAACTTTCTTAGCGTAACCAACCATTATTCTAGTCTTTTTATTAGAAGCCTCGTCAAGCGATGGAGAAGTCCAGACAATGTAATCTTCAGAACTGAAAAGAGCTTCATCATACATAGTCAGAAGAAGATCATAGATTTGACAAAACTTAGGAATGTGTGTATGGTTGCTCCAGGGGAAACGAGCAGCTACGTCAATCTCTTTAGAGTCAATAGCGTAGACATGTTGTAAGTTATCTTTATAGGTCCTTTCCCAATTTGCTTTGCCACTTTCCCATGCGACAAACTTTTTAACAATCGCATCAGCTAAAGCATCTGGAGCAAGTTCTACCCTAACATCAAAAGTTTTTTTCATCCATACACTCTTTCAAGTCTTTTTTGAATTAACAGGACAATATTATAGCACACTTTTACAGATTTGTCAAGTACTTTTTTAAGTACCTCCAAAACGCCCATAAACTCTTTGAACAGTTGAGAAGACTTTCCTAGCTGCAGAGGGTGGTACAGCAATCTCAATAGCATTAGACAAAGCATCTTTAATATCATCATGAGACGGATGAGCCTGTTTAAGTTCCTCTTCAAGCAGTTCACAGTTACCACCTTTGTAGTGGTATATTTTTAAGTCTTCATAAAGCGGTTGAAGGACTGCAGCAATTCTTTCTTCTTTCTTTGTAAATGGTTTAGTCTCTTCAATAGGAAGGTATATATTGTTCTCTTTAAGCTTTTCCTTAAGTGCTTTAACTATTACAGACTGTGCAGCTGTACATTCTGCAGAGAGCTTTCTAAATCTCCACTTGTTGTGAAGCTTCATAATGTGAGAGAAGTACTCTTGAATCTCTTCAGTCTGGAATCTGTCTAAAGCTAAGACATAATAAAGCTTAGACGGAGATACACCAACAACTGCAATAACTGTAAAGTCCGCACGCCTTGTCAGGCTGTATGAGAAGTCTATAGCTGCAAAGACATTAAGAGGCTCTTCACCTAGATACCAGTTTCCACCGATTACTTTTAGTCTTTCTTGAGCATAGTACTGGAACTTCTCAGCATTTATACCGCTTGTACCACCTGCATTAGGATTGTTGTAGTATTGGGAGTAGAACTGTGTCATATCTCTAGAATAGCCTGCTTTAATCCTAGACAGCTCTTTCATATCAAAGCCAAAGTATTTACCATCTTGTCTACGTGTTCTAGGCCATATAAACTCTCCATCAGTCTCTACAACTCTTTCAAAGACAGACCACTGGTCTCTAGTACCTATGAACTCTCCTTCACGGTTGTACACATCTTCTTGAGTCTGTTTCATAATCATGTACAAATCATTAGGATCATAGTGAGTGCCTGCTACAACTATAGAGCCTCCGGGATTTAACAAGCTGTTAAACTGTGCATACTTACTTTCAACTTGTGCACGGCCTATAGAAGTATTATTTTCAGGGCATACTAAGTCATCACCGATTATTAAGTCTGCATGAGCTCCTGTAGTGTTTGTAGTAAGTCCTGCAGTCTTTACAGTAGCATCTCTAATACCTTCACGCTTTCTAGAAGGATGATCTACTATGATAGCTGTATTAGTCCACATAGCTCTTTTACCTTCATCAGGGTCTATTAGAGATGGCCAAAGCTTTTTACACATAGGAGACTCAAGAGTCTGTTTTATTACTTTTAACTGATACTCTGCTAAGTCTGATGTAGCTGAAAAGTATATGATAGTTATACAAGGATCTCTACAGATTCTCCAAGACGCATACATAGCTAATAAGAAACTCTTTCTGTGTGCTCGGGGAAGCATAACAAGCTTGTACTGCCCAGACGGCTCTGTTAAGCTAGTAGTCTTTCTTAAGTCTTGGAGGAATGTACAAACCTCTTCATGTACAGCTCCCATAACTGCATAAGGTGCTACAGTCCTTATAAAGCTGTAGAAGTCTTTCTCACATAGACGCCTTAGTTCTTCTTTAGGATTTTCTATATAAGTTGGTTCAGGCTCTTTAATAATCTCATCAGTCTTGCGAGGTCTTCCTCTGCCTTTATACTTTGTTACAATCTCTTCAGACATTACATACTTTCAAGCGTTCTAAAGCTTCCTTAAATTCTGAGTTCTCTTGCAGTTCTTGTTTCATAGCTCCTTCAAGTTCTGCTTTACTTGGTCTGCCTCTTTTACTGTCTGGTGTAGTATTCTTAAAGCAGTTATCACAAAGATATTTAAGAGCACTAAAACGGGCTTTATTAGACTCATCAGCTGCAATCTCTGCAATCTGTACAAGGTTGTCTCTAAGTCTCCTAGATTCTGCTTCAGTCTGTAAAGTCTTTACAAACTTCTTAGTGTAAGAGTTCTCTTTAACCCTAGACCATAAATCAAAGTTTCCATATAAGACAGTGTCTATGAATGATACTTCTGTAGGGTCTTTGTAATGCTTCATATAAAGCTTTTTAAGACTTAAAGAGTCTTCATCATCTTCATCAGTCATATTAAAGACTGGTATAAAGTTTGAAAAAGATTTAGTATGAGTCTCTTTAAAGATTGCTGCAGCATTCTTACAGTCTTTTAAAGTTTTTAAATCTTGTAACATTCTTTTAATAACCTTTATAAAGTATATAATAATATCTCTTAAGAGGCTTTTAAAGCTTTTAAAGACTTTATATTATCTTTTATAATAATTATTAAAACAACTCTCTTAAGTCTTATAAAGTCTTTATAAACTTATAAAGTTATATAATTATAACATACTTTTTTAAGTTTGTCAAGAACTTTTTGAATTATTACCGAATTATTACTGAATTGTATAAGGCTGTGCAAGTCTTTCTAAGGCTTTCCCAGTTTGTACAAGTTTTATGAGGCTTCTCAGTTTGTACAATTTCTCCGAGATTTTTCTTTAGCGTCTTTTGAATATTTCAAGTCTAGTGATTCCCCCGCCCTCCCTGTTTGAAAGTGGCGAATTATAAAGGATTTGTGAGGGCTTGTCAAGTAACAAATTGTTACAAATGTTACAAGCTCGCAAAGCCTTACCACACTTCAAAAATCTTGTCAAGTAACAAATTGTTACAAATGTTACAAGCTAGGAAAGTTTTCCTAAGGCTTAGGATTATTTTCCTAGCCTTTACAAGCTTAATGAATCTTCCTCGACTCGATACGACTCGTGAGGATTCCTTGGGTTTTTATAGCTTGTAAAGGCTTGTTAAGGCTTGTGAAGGTTAAAAAGATTAGGAAAGTTTTCTTAAGGTTTAGGTTTATTTTCCTAACTTTTCCAAGCCTTAAAAAACTTTTATCAATAAAAACAATAACTTACAAAAAACTATAAAAAATTATAAAAAAGTTATTGACTACCGGGAAAAGCTATGATAAAAAGAGGTTACAAGCTACAAAAAAGGCAGTGTCTGTCTATAGAGCTTGTATATGTTCTTTGATATGTGAATCTGTTATGTAAGCTCGCCCGGTATGAAAGTGAGGATAAAATGACACAAACATACACTACCGAGGATATGAGCAAGGCCCGCCAGGATTTTGAAGATATCATCATCACACTGGCGACAGCCCGTAAGATTAACAAAACAAGAGCCTTTGCGACTGGCGCGCTGAAGTTTTTTGCAATAGCGGCCGCCCGGTGGCAAGCTGGCGATTGTAACGCCAACAAAGCTATTTTGGATATTTACTCATTATCTAAGGCCAACAAAATCGCCCTCAAGCCGTTTGTTGACTTCCTAGCGAGTGAGTGTGATATCAAAATTGATATGGTGACAAAGCCGAAAGTTAAGGTAACAGTTTACTTTGGTGCAAAGCCAAACTTCACACCAACGCTTGACGCTTATTTGGCCTTCATTGCACCGCCTGAAAAGTCGGAGCTTGAAAAAGCCAAAACAACACTCGGCCGCCTTTTGAATAGATACACCAAAGACGAGCTGATAAAACTAATCAAAACTATAGATTAACAATTAATCACCGGGCGAGCTTACATAACAGATTCACAAAAAGACAATAGCAAACCTTGCAAGGCTTAACCACCTTGCGAGGGCAATACCATTTTGTCAATGCTCTTTTAATTTTTTTGAAAGGTCACAAATATGTATAATACTGATGAAGTCACTAAAGACTTGTCGGAGTCTTTAGCACGATACTATATAGACTTGTCTAACCGGCGAAGTAAAGGGAAGGCTCTAAAGACTTGGCAGCGTCACTCTTGGAGCTATATGAGGGCTTGTAAAGTAATTTATGAGAGACCTGATATAGTCTTAAGAAGGAATGAGGCAATAAAGAGGGTTAATTTACTCTTACAAGCGTTTTGAATACCTTAAAGGTCTAACTATACCTGAGAGATATCAAATCGCTTGTAGAGCGAAAAAAACCACCCTAGAATTGAAAAGCTAGGAAAACTGAGGAATAGCTTCGGAGGACTGTTGTAATTATACAACACTTCCGAAGTTTTTTATGAGTGAATACGATTTAGTCTTGACAAGAGAGACTGAGGACTTTAAACTACGAAGCCTTCTCTCTTTCTTCTTCTGACTTCTTTCACTCTTCGGATTGGATAAAACTTATGAAGGAGTATAAAGCTATGGAATATGATACTTATGTAGATATTGATGAGCTTATTGATGAGTATTATCAAGAGACTGATGAGGACTTCTTAGACTCTAAAGAGTTTGAGGAGGATATTGAGGACTTAATAGAGCTTAGTGAAAGGTAGAACTATTATGAAGAAACTTTATACAGCTTTTTGTTTGTTATTTGTATTAGCTCTTGTCTATTCTTGTAAGACTGATGAGAGCCTTTATAAGACTTGTTTAGCTTCACACTCTGAACAGGTTTGTATTAACTACATAAGATGAAAGGAACTAAAGAAATGATTGAACAGTATGCAAATGTTTTTAAGATTGTAGAGACTTATAAGCCTTGGTGCTCTAAAGGCACTAGAGCTTTTATCAATGCTTATCTAAATGGCTTAAACTTACCTTGGTCTATGACACCTTGTCTTGAACTTAAGGAAGAAATGTTAGAGGCTTTAGGAGAGTTTGGGAAGGCTCTTGAAGATACTCTAGAAGCGTCTTAAATGCCCTCTAGAAGCGTTTTAGATACCTTTGAGGTGTAGTTATACCTGTGAAGTATCAGAACGCTTGTAGAGCTAAAAAATAGGCTTAGAATTGATTGTCTAAGTTTTCTGAGGTTTTTGAAGTATGAAAGGAGAAATATGATATGACTGTTAAAGACCTTATTAAAGAACTGTTAGAGTTTGATAAAGACTCTATAGTTCAAAATGTTTTAGATGTCCGATATACTGATGAGGTTGTAGGATATAGTAATGGTGAAGAACACTTAACTGTGGAGGTAATTACAGATGATTCAAAATGATAATACTGTGAAGGCTGAAGGCTCTATAGCTGAGCAGACTTCTAAAGTCTTTTGTATTCAACAGACTAAAGAGATGATGGAGATACTATCTAAAAGTATGTATACTAATCCTGAGAAAGCTGTAGCAAGAGAACTGCTTTGTAATGCTTATGACGCTACAGTTCTAAAGGCTGAGGAACTACTAAAGGCTTGTAAAGACCCTAATAAGACTGTAAAAGACTTTTATAGACCTATGGAAGTTCATGCACCTGAACTGTTTGAAGAGTATTTTAGTGTAAGAGACTACGGAATAGGACTGTCTGATGAAGATGTTCAAGTCTTGTATACTACTTATGGTGCAAGCACTAAAAGAGACACTAACAGTCAGATAGGTGGCTTTGGTATAGGCTCTAAGAGTCCCTTTGCAATCTCTGAGTCTTTTAATGTTACAAGCTTTTATAAGGGTAGGAAGAGACTGTATCAATGCTACAAGTCTAAAGGACTGCCATATATTACTAAGATTACAGATGAAGAGACTGTAGAGCCTGATGGATTGCTTGTAAATGTGCCTGTAAAGTATGACAGTACTTTTTATATTCACCTTAGGAATGTCTTAAAAGGCTTTAACAGGGCTGATGTAGTAATGCTTAACCAGCCTGGAGATACACCTTTTGAGTTCTTTGAGGACTATTATACTTTCTCAGGTGTAGAGGGCTTATACTGTGTTAATAAAAGCAGAGACCATATAAGTGACTACTATGCTTGTGTAAGAATGGGTAAGGTTATTTATCAGACTGCTGAAGCCGGTAGAGACCTCTTAATTGATGAGCCTATAGGGACTTATGAGATTGCAGCAAGCCGAGAGAAAATAACACAGTCTGAAGAGACTCAGACAGCTATAGAAAGGAGAATTAAAGAGCTTAGAGAGCGTTATAAAGAACACTGGTTAAAGTCTAAGCCTGCTGTTGTAACTTCTTTTAGTCAGCAGGAGAAACTTATAAGAGACTATAGTAGCTTTATGGGTTATTCACCTGATGTAGATACTCTTAAAGTCTTGGGGAGATATGGCTACCACTCAGACCCTGTTAGAGAAGTATGGAGAGCTAAAAAGACTAAAGGAACTGTTACCTTTTCACACTGTAGCTTTTATCCACCCTTCACAAAAGAGAAAGCTCACAGAGAGAATATACTGTTTGTAAGATTAAGGAGAGATGAAGAAGCTGATATGAGTCTTGTAAAGCGTTACGCAGCTATGAAGAAGTTTGAGCATATAGCACTTTACCATATACATAACCAACCGAAGTATACTGGAACTGCTTTTATGACTTTGAAGTTTAATGCTTACACAGACTATACAACTATTGCAGAAGAGATGTCTCAACTTCAAAAGACTTTTGATAGGTCTAAGACAGCTTTAAGAAAGCGGAATAGAACTCACTATGTTAAGAGAGATGTAGAGTGGAGAGACTACTATGGCAATCGCTTAGACGATGCAAAGGTTAAAGAGTGTGTCTGCTATATCAATACTGTTGGTAGAAACAGAGATACAGAAGAGGAAGAACTTTATAGAACTTCATGCATTTCACCTAGTAAGGTTCTTCTTGTCTATAGAAGTCTTAAGAATGATATTCCTGAAGGCTTACCAAACATTAAAGAGTATGTAAAGTCTGATGAGTATAAGAAACTTATAAGACCTAACGAGCTTAAGACGATTAAAGGTATGTCTAAGATTTGGAAAGGCTTTACAAGTTTCTGTGTAGATTGTCAAGACCTTGATGATTGGTTGTATAACTCTAGCAGGAGAAGTGATGACCTTTTAAGAATCTGGGGAGACCGCCGAGCTCTTCTTAATGAGGACCTTGACAAGATTTATAAAAGATATATGCGAATAGCCAAAGACTTAGAAGTTATTACTAATAAGTATAGGTTCTACCGAGATTGTAGTAGAGATGTTCAGCTACAGTTGAGGTCTTTAATAATAAAGAACATCAAGAAGTATATAGCTGATAAAGGACTTGACAAGTACTTTAATGCATGCTATTAGTGTAAGAGTGTAAATAAGTTTTTAGAAAGGAGAATATTATGAGAGCTTATTTGAAACTTGAGGATTCTTTAACGATTATTATAGACGGTGAGAACTTCACAATCTATGACAATCACCCTTACTACAAAGAGATTGTCTCAATCTTTGAAGAAGGTAAGAAAGTATCTGATGAGAAACTAAAAGAGATGATAGACTTGAAGGAGACTATTAAACTTTATGCAGGCTCTTCTATATCTATAAAAGAAGGTAAGCTTGTTGATAAAGCCGGTAATGTCCTTCATGGTTCTTTAGTAGAAAGAATCTTGAGTCTTGCTAGGGAGAAACAGCCTGTTCAATACCTTGTGAGGTTCTTGGAGAACTTGTATAATAATCCAAGCAGAAGCAGTATTGATGAGTTGTATCTATTCTTAGAGACTAACGAGCTTCCTATAACTGAAGACGGTTGTTTCTTGGCTTATAAAGCTGTTGATGAGAACTACAAAGACTATCACACTCATACATTTGACAATAGTGTTGGAAAGACTATAGAGATGAGGAGATGTGATGTTGATGATGACCGTAGAAAGACTTGTTCATATGGTTTTCATGCAGCTAGATACAAGTATGCAAAAGACTTCTTAAATCCTGGTGGGCATTTGATGATTGTAAAGATTAACCCTGCTGATGTAGTGTCAGTGCCTTATGATTATGAAAATGCTAAACTAAGGACTGCAAAGTATACTGTAGTAGCTGAGGATACTTCAACTGTAGATGTTCTTAAAGAGACTTCTGTAGTTGATACATCTGAAGAAGCTCTCTTAGAAGCTTTTGAGAAGCTCCAAGATGCTGTTGCAGATTATTTTAGTGAGTAACCGGTAAAGTCTTCCACAGACTCAACAAGACTCATGAGGCTCTTTAGCTTTTGTCATGTTTTAGCGTCCTTTCAAGTCTTGTGAGTCTTGTTGAGTCTGTGGAAGCTTTCATATATTGTGAAAGGATTAGAAAAAGATGTTAGTAATATGTTTTGATACAGCTTGGGATGTTGAAGAAGGTAAGGTGTGCCTGTGGGGAACTGATACAGACTTGACATCTCTTTTATCAGATGAAACAGTTGAGGCTATTGAAGAGTCTTACTGGGAACAGAAAGGAGAAAACAGATGAGGAAAAAGATTTTAGAGTCTGCACTAATTTATAAAGATATGCCGTGGTTTGTGGCTGTTACAGACGCTGACCACAGTGATTATTCTATTAAGCTTTATAATGTTGATATGACGGAGTTCTTAAAAGCCTCTGTTGTTCAAGAGCTTATTAGAAAAGTTTATCATATTGAAGGAGTATTGTACAATGTGGAAGCCTAAAAAGATTGGAGCAAAGTATTGGTCACTTAGTTGGTTATTTGAGCCCCAGAAACATCATTGGTATGCTGAAGAGGTTGATTTAGAACTTTATAGCATCGGCAATGTTTTTAAGTCTCGTAAAGAAGCTTTAAATTTTGCTAAGGTTGTTAAATCTCTTAGAGATAATGAGACTTTAACAAAGCTAATGAGAGGTGTAAGATGAAACTGTTAAACATAGACAACAATGCTAAGACTATTAAAGGTCAGAAGTATGGTTGGAGAACTGCAATACTGTATCTGTCTCCGGGAGCTGTAGATATTTGTCCTTTTGCTTCTGAAGGTTGTAGAAGGGCTTGCCTTAATACAGCTGGTAGAGGTCGTATGAACTGTGTTCAAAAAGCTAGGAAAGTAAAGACAGAAATGTATAGACACAACAGACTTTACTTCTTTCACAGACTTGTAGAGGAGATACATAGCTTTGAGAAGCACTACAGAGGTTCTAATAATCTTTGTGTAAGGTTGAATGGCACTTCTGATATAGACTTTAGAGAAGTTAGAAAGCTTTGCACAGGTGTAAAGTTTTATGACTATACTAAAAGCTTCTTAAGATGTATTATAAAGAGATTCACAGAGCCTGATTATGACTTAACATACTCTTTCAAAGAGACTGATAAGACTTGGAAACTATGGCTTGCAAGACTGTTACATATCCGAACAGCTGTAGTATTCTTTGAAGTTCCTAAGGTTTATAAAGGTATTAGAGTTGTTCCAGGTGATGAGAGTGACTTAAGATTTTTAGACCCTAAGACAGTTATCGTGGGTTTAAAAGCTAAAGGACAAGCTAAGAAAGACTTGTCAGGTTTTGTTAAATAATTATGGAGGATTAAAGAAATGGCAACAATATTTGAACTTAAAGAACATTTAAAAGACGGTGGAAAGATTAAGAGGTATGCTTGGAAAGAAGGGAAATGGATAAAGCTGATTGGTGACACTTTTGTAGATGATGACGGTTTGGAATTTCCTTCTTTTCCTTCATACGCTTTTGATAGTGACTGGGAAGTTTATGAAGAGCCTTTTAAGATAACTCATACAGGTCTATATAGGTCAAGAGATGGTAGAAAAGCTTATATAAGCTTTGTAAATAATGATAATGGCGAGTTCTGTGGAATTGTTGAAGGAGAAATGCGTAGCAGGTTTTGGTATGAAAGTGGAAAGCTTTGGAAAAATGAAGAAGACCCTGAAGATATTGTAGCAGAATGGGAGGAGGATTAAAAAGATGTTGACATACTTATTAGTAGGTGCTAAGATAGATGAAGAAACTGGTGAAGAGTATGAGACTGATATGCTTTACCAGAGTGATGAGCCTATAAAGATTACACAAGACTTAAGAAGCATGTATCATAGCTATGACAAGTTATCTGTGTACTCTTTGAACCGTAGTTGTACTTTTTATGTAGAGGAGGACTAAGGAGATGTTGAACTTAAAAGAGTGGTTGAAATGGTTTGAAAAGCGTGGCTATAATGCTAAGCTTTCAAAAGATGGTAGTGAATTGTTTATACCTTTAAGGACTTGTAACATACATCTTCAAGCAGACGGTGTAGCTTTTGTTACAGGTTGTATAGAGGTAGAAACTAAAGAAGGTTTGTGGAGACTAATAAATAATATAGGAGTTTTACAATGAATATAAATGAACTTAAAGAACACTTGGAAAACGGTGGAAAGATTAGAAGACCTGGTTGGGGTAAAAACGCTTATGTCTATCTTGATGATGATGGTGAGCTTTCACAAGAAGATGGACTACTATACTACAGTAACAAAGATCTTCTACTTGATGATTGGGAGGTTTACGGAAAGCCTAAAAAGAAAGAATTTGAGATAACTCACACAGGTTTGTATAAGACTAGGGACGGTAGAATGGCTTTTGTAAGTTTTGTAAGCAACTTTGATTTTGGTATTTTTGGAGTTATTGACGGAGAAAATCTTGGCAGTCGTTGGTCTGAAAATGGAAAAAGTTGGAACGGTGAAGAAAGTCCTGTGGATATTGTAGCAGAATGGAAGGAGGATTGAAGAGATGGCAAGTTTATTAGAACTTAGAGAGTGGATTGATAAAGGTGGAAGAATTAGAAGGGCTCATTGGAAAAACAATAAGAAAGCTTTTGTAGTTTTTCCTAAGCCTCTTTTACTTTGGGAGTTTATAGAGGCTTGTGGTAGTGATGCACTTTTTGGAGATAACTGGGAAATTATTGAGGAGGACTAAAGAGATGTCAACAATTGCAGAGCTTAAAGAACACTTGAAAAAAGGTGGAAAGATTCATAGACCATTTTGGGGAAAGGGAAAGTATGTAACAGCTGACTTAGATGAAGAAGCACTTGTAGACGAGGACGGTTATCCTTTCTACGATATAGATTTGCTTTGTTCTGATTGGAGTGTCTATGGAGAGCCTATTGCGATAAAGCGTGAGGGTTTCTACAAGACTAGAAGTGGTAAGACAGCTTATATAACTGTAGCAGATAGTGTAGCTGCTTGTGGTGTTATTGATGGTGATAAGCATGACAAGCTCTGGTTTAGGAATGGAAGCTTTGAAGATGGATTAGAAAGTCCTGAAGATATTATGGAAAAGTTGGAGGATTGAAGAGATGGCAACGATTATAGATTTGAAAGAACACATAGAAAACGGCGGGAAGATTCGGAGACCTTGTTGGGATAAAGATATTTATATTTATCTTAATGATGATTATCTTATAGGAGTAAAAGGCTTCTATTACAGTAAAAAAGAGCTTCTGCTTGACGATTGGGAAGTTTATGAAGAGCCTTTTAAGATAACTCATACAGGTCTGTACAAGACTAGAGCAGGAAAGAAGGCGTTTGTAAGTGTTGTAAAAAAAGATGGTTGTGTAGGTATTATTGAAGGAAATGAGGGGAGTATATATTGGGATAAGAGTGGTCTTTATTGGGATGGGAATGTAAATCCTGAAGATATTGTAGCAGAGTGGGAGAGTTGAAGAGATGTTTGGTATTATTGTAATTCTTGTGCAGTGTTATATGTATGCTTTTTTAGGTTATGGTATCTTTCCAGACGACAAAAGACTCTCTGCAATGGCTCTTGCAATGCTGATTGAGCTTTTTGTAGAGGTAATAACAGTGTATGCTTACTATGTGTATAAGGAGAGTTGAAGAGATGGCAACGATTACAGACCTTATGGAGTACTTAGATAATGGTGGAAAGGTTCGCAGACCTTGCTGGGGTAAAGGTATTAATATGATACTTGATAATACAGGTTTTTACTTATCAACAGGTTCTCGCTTTAGCAGCAGGCAGTTATTCTTTGATGACTGGGAAGTCTATAAAGAACCTAGAAAGAAGAAGTTTAAGATAACTCATACAGGTCTTTACAAGACTAGAAATGGTAGAATGGCTCTTGTGTCTTGTGAAGTAAAAGATCCAACTTTAAAAGCTCCTTTTTACGGTGTTGTAGAAGGTGGTCTTACTACTAGATGGTGGACAAAATCTGGTAAGAATGTGTGTGAGCCTTATGAGGATGGAAAAGAGTTTGATATTGTTTCAGAATGGGAGAGTTAAAGAGATGCTAAAAGTTTTAGAACTCTTTGGAGGCTATGGAAGTCAAGCACTGGCTCTTGAGAATCTTGGTATAGTTTTTAAGAGTGACTTGTGCGAGATTGATAAGTATGCTATAAAAGCCTATGAACAGTTACACGGAGAGACTTTTAATTATGGAGACATCTGTGGTATTGATGAGACTAAACTGCCTTACTACGACTTAATAACTTACTCAAGTCCTTGTCAAGACTTTAGTGCTGCCGGTAAACAAGCAGGAGGTGATAAAGGCTCTGGCACTCGTTCGTCTTTGTTATGGGAATGTGAGAGGATTATAAAAGCTGTAAAGCCTAAGTATCTTTTAATGGAGAATGTTAAGGCTTTGACAAGTAAGAAGTTTATGCCGTTGTTTCAAGAGTGGTTAAGTGTATTAGAGTCTTTAGGTTATAAAAACTGGTGGAAGATTTTGAATGCCAAAGACTTTGGTGTTCCTCAAAACAGAGAAAGGGTCTTTGTAGTGTCTATACTAGGTGATGAGACTTATGAATTTCCTGAGCCTGTACCACTCACAAAGACTCTGAAAGATATACTAGAGCCTTGTGTAGATGAAAAGTATTTTATATCTAAAACCTTTAGAGACTATATAGATAATAAAAGCTTAAAGAGTTATAACTTCAGAGTGGAGATTTCTAAAACTCATGGTATCAGGGACACACCTCTACGAGCTTTTGGGGACAGAGCACTTGTACAAGAACCTTTAGCTTGTGCAAGCCGTGGCAGACCTTGTGGAGATACAACAGAGCAAAGACTTGAGATAAATAAGGAAGGAGTAACAAATGCTTTAACAACTGTTCAAAAAGATAATTATGTTATTGAGACTAAGAAGATTCGGAGGCTTACACCTAGAGAATGTTGGAGGCTTATGGGTGTAAGAGATGAACAGTTTGATAAGCTTCATGATATCAGTGATACACAGCTGTATAAGATGGCTGGAAACAGTATTGTTGTTAATATACTTATGAAAATCTTTAAAAACTTATTGACAAAGGAGGAAGAAGATGGTAAAAGTTTATATGTCTGAGAAGGGTTATATAGTTTTTATACAAGACTTGGACTACGGTGAGGTTATTAAAAGACTTAAAAGAGGAGAGTTCATGCACAATGAAAAAGGTGACACAATTTTTATGGTTAATGGTGTTATCTGTAAAGAATGTGACACAGACTTTATTATTGGTGCAAGCTTTTCAATCTGGGACAGCTATTACTTTGAAGGTGTAGATCCTTCTGAAGATGTTACAGATACTCAGGAGTAAGAGAATGTTGTATAAAGCCTTAAAAATAATCTTTGGAACTATGATACTGTTTGCATTTCTGCTTGCTTTAGGAAGCACTATACCAGATTATGATGATGTTGGAGCTATTCCTAACTGTAAAGACCCTAAAGTTAATTGTGCAGATTGGATTAAGGATTTGAAAGATAGAGGAATTGCTAAATAAGGAGGACTAAAAATGACTTGGGAAGAACTAAAAGAAAAAGCAAAAGAGCTTGGGTGCGAAACAAACCGGCCATCAATAAAACTAAATGTTGACAGACCATATGTCTATTATATTTTTACAAAAGAAGGAATGGTGTTCTTCTATTATACCTATCAAGGGAGGAAAGTGTTAGCAAAGCATAGAACACCTGACCAGATGTATCAAATTATATCAGCACTAAGGTAGGTGGAAATGAAAGAACCAAAAAGAGACCCTAATTGGGATATATCAGAAGCAAAGTTTCTAAAAAGCGGTAATGCTATTAAGCGTTATGCTTTAAAAAGATACTGGCGTTCTTTGCGAGCGTGGTATAAGTTTCAAATCAATAGGTTTAAGAAAGGAGTTATAGACGATGTATAAGATTAGGAAAAAGAACGAAGGAGTTAGTATAACCTTTGAATTGAGAGGAATCTCACCAGAAGATGTAAGAGATATTTGGGAGGTTTTGGAGCCTTGTGTGATAATAGCTACAACAGGAGAAACAGGTACTTGCTTTTATTCTTTCAAAGGTATCTGTGCAGAAGTTAGAAAGACTAAAAAAGGTAACTATACAGTATGGTTTGGAAAGGAGGATAAAGATGTATAAGCCTAAGAAATATGAGTATTACTGGTTCATTACTAGTAAAGGTGAGATAGACTGTAAAGCCTATTGTGACAATCCTAGTGATAGAGCTCGTAAGAGATTTGGTAATACTTTTAGAACTAAGAAAGAAGCTGTAAAGCTTTTACGAAATATAAAAGAAACTTTAAAGGAGCGTGAATAAATGTTTAAGCCAATGTTAGCAGTTAATGCAGATCTTTCAAAGCTTAAGTATCCTGTCTTTGTCTCTCCAAAACTTGATGGTGTTAGAGCGACTGTGCAGGGTGGTGTAGTTCTTTCAAGAACACTTAAACCAATCCCTAACAAGTATGTTCAAGAGCTTTTTACAGAGTTGGAAGGCTTTGATGGTGAGCTTATTGTAGGAAAACCTTCAGATCCTAAGAGCTTTCAAAAGACTACCTCTGGTGTTATGAGTATTGAAGGAGAACCTGATGTATACTTTCATGTCTTTGATATCTTTAGTAGTAATGAAGAGTTTGGAAAAAGAAACAAAGATCTTGAGGTAATGTTAGAATTATCAGAGCCTAAAAGAGTTATTAAAGTTCCTCAATATCTTGTTAGAGATGAAGAAACTTTACTAAATTATGAAACAATGTTCTTGACACAAGGCTTTGAAGGTCTTATAATACGTTCTCTTGACTCTCCTTACAAGAGTGGTAGGAGTACTGTTAAGGAAGGATACTTGTTGAAGCTTAAAAGGTTTACTGATACTGAAGCAACTGTTATAAAGTTTGAACCATTAGTCAGAGAAACAGGAGAAGTTGAAGATACCTTAGGAGCTTTAGTAGTATCTTATGATGATAATAATATTATAAAGATTCTAAAGATTGGTACAGGCTTTACAGCTGCTGAAAGAGCTGAGATATGGCACAATCAATTTAAGTATCTTAAAAAGATTGTAAAGTTTAAGTACTTTGAACACGGTACTAAAGACTTACCAAGACATCCAGTGTTCATAGGTTTTAGAGATGAGGAGGATTTATAGAAATGGAAGTAAAATTAACAAAGACTAATAGAGGAGATGATCCAAACTGGGAAGAACTTTATGTGTTTTCAGAGACATCGCAACAAGGTTATGCTATAGTAACACGAGAGTGCTTTGAAGACCCTGAAGATGCTTCATTTAGCAGAGACCAATTAAGCTGTGGAGATGTTGTAAAGTTTATGAAGTTAGCGTATGAAGCAGGTAAAGTTGGTGAAGTTTTAGAGATTAAAGAGATTATTGAGGAGGACTAAAAGTGAATGCTTATTACAGATGGAAAGAACTAAACAAAGATGGTGAAGTCTTGTTAATGTCTAACAGGTTTCCTAGCTTGAGAGCACTATTACAAGATTTAGTAAACGAGACATATGCTCATGAGGCTATGCAAACACCTCTTAAGCTTAGTAGTATTGTTATAGATACTAACGAGAGTGGTGAAGGTACAACAATTTTTAAGGAGGTTACTGATGTGGATAAAACTTAAAGATAAGACAGTTGTAAATCTTAACAATGTTGCCTGTATTTATCCAGTAGGTGGTGGTACTTGGCAGATTTGGTTTAGTTCTGGAGAAGTTGTAGCAATAGGGAAAGGAGATTATAAATGCTTGATAGAGACTTTGACGAAGATGGGACAGCTATAAAGACACATCAGCCTTGTCCAGACTGTGGGAGCTCTGACGCTTTGTCTGTTTATGAAGACCACACTTATTGTTTCAGTTGTAATACTAGACACTACACAGGGCAAAAGAGCACAGAAGCGACTCCAAAGACTCCTTCAAATATAGAGTTTAAAGGGTCTTTTAGAGATATTACAGATAGAGGAATTCTTCAAGCTACTTGTACACAGTTCAATGTTAAGACTTTAGCAAACTCTGAAGGTGTTATAAGGTATCATTACTATCCTTACTACGATAAAGACGGTAATATTGTTGCAGTTAAGAAAAGAACTGTAGATGGTAAAAAGTTTGAATGGTTTGGAGAGCCTAAGAAAGCTTTACTGTTTGGACAACAGCTGTGGTCTAAAGGTAGAAGGTTTATTACAATTACTGAGGGTGAAATAGATTGTTTATCAGTCTCACAAATGATAGGCAGTCAGTACCCTGTAGTATCTGTGCCAAATGGTGCAGGCTCTAAGAAAGCTATTAAAGATAATTATGAGTACTTAGACAGCTTTGAGAATATTGTTCTATGCTGGGACGGTGATGAGGTTGGTAGAAAGGCTGTACAGGATATAGCAATGTTATTGCCTCTAAAGAAGGTAAAGATTATAAAGATGCCCGAGCGTATGAAAGACCCTAACGAGTTCTTAAAAGCTGGTGCAGATAGAGCCTTTAGAAATCTGTGGTATTCTGCAGAGGAGTACAGACCTGAAGACATTACAAATATTGGTGATACTTTCCCAAGACTTGAAGACTATAAAAAGTCTCATGTGTATATTCCTACACCTTGGCAACGCTTAAATGATATGATAAGTGGCACAAGATTTGGACAGCTTGTAATAATGGCTTCAGGTACTGGTATGGGAAAGTCAGCTTTCTTAAAGAGTTGGATGTTTCATCTTTTAAATACTACAGAGCTTTCAATAGGTGGTTTATTCTTTGAAGAGTCTATTGAAGAGACTGTAATATCTCTTATGTCTCTTAAAGCTGGAAAGAATTTAAAGAAGCCTGTTGTATGGAAAGAACAATCTCCTGAGGATATTAAGAATTGGTACAAGTCTATATCAGATACAAGGAGGATAGAGCTTTATGAGAGCTTGTCAAGTGATGACCCTGATTATGTCTTGTCAAAGATTAGATACTTAGCAGTTGCAAAAGATTGTAAAGTTATTTTCTTAGACCATATAACATACTTGACAGATGATGCAGACAATCCTAGAATAGAAGTTAATAAGCTTGTAAAGAAACTTCATGCATTATCTGTAGAGCTTGGTATAACTGTAATAGCTGCTTGTCACTTGAGAAAGTCTCAAAGTTCTCAATCACATGAAGAAGGTGGAAGAGTTACTCTTGATGACTTAAAAGAATCTTCAAGCATTAAACAGTTGGCTGATGTTATTATAGGTCTT